GGGGAAATGGACCTAAGTGGATTCTAGGGTTTACCTAGATATCCACGCAAATCCATCCGGCCATTGGGTAAATAGCCAAATGGTACTAGGGTTTCCGAATAAGCCCTTAACGGGCTCTGCTCCCTTGGTAAAAGGGGGTTCTTCCGCCATAGTATTTATAAACGAGCGATGTGCAGCATTTTGTACGTCATCATGCCACTTATAGCACCAACTAGGAGGTTTAATATACCAATCAGGCTGTGAAAGCCTAACCAGCTCCTCTGTAGCTGTCTCACTCTGTGTGCGCCGCATGAGCCAAAGCAAGTAAGCAAACGGGTCCTCAGAAGTACGGACCTGCGGCCTGCTCCGCAAAGCTTTAACGCGGTATACCGGGTCCCACTTATCCGCCATGGCGGTTTCGTCCCAAAAGAGACTACTCTCTTCGAGGCTGGTCCAAAGACCAACGTCCCCTAGAGCAAATGGTATCGGTGGGCGGTATTGTTTCGGCACCTTTTTAACAAGTGCGTCCCAAACAGATCGATAGTTAGCATCGCAACCTCCAGGGCCTTTCGCCCAAAAACGGAGTTTGTTGGCCAACTGAACACGATAGGGTATCGGCAGCGATTCACTGCTACTGACACTACCCGTTTTCCCCCTCCGTGCATAGAAAGGGCGTACATCCTGACCGTAAAGCCATTCAGTACCGCACGATTCGAAGAAGTTGCCATTTAGGCACGACTTCTCACTGTTGACTCGAAAACCTAAGTATTCAAGTCGAGCAACGACCTCAGCAGCGTGTGCCTGGGGGACAATAATGTCATCCCCGAAAACACTACAAAGACCCCACGCACTGGGCGGCACGGTTATCCGTACCAATGCCCAGAAGTAAAGCGTCATCACCGAGAACGTGTGACCACAGCCCATAGGCAACCAATTAAAAAGTTCCCTACAAACTGGAGGACCACAGCTCCCAGGAGCGCACCTTATCGTTTCGTCTACCCACATCTTCGGCCTAACTAGGCCTAGGAGGTGAATAAAGTCATCAGAGAAAATATTCTCCAGATTGCGTGCCGTGAACCAGCTCGACGCAGAGGACAAGTCGATTGTCGCTAGGTCTTCGACCCAAGCTATTTCGGCCAACCTCTGATTCTTTCCCGTGTCACGTGAGTTACACCCGGACTGCTTCAGGCGATCTGCAACCTCATCACCAATCCCCCGTTGAACTATCATGTCCAAGAGGGGTACGGATGATATTGTCCGATCTATCCATGCAGTTTTGGGTACAGCGTTTATCTGCAAATACGGCATCACAGCGATTTTAGGCTGCTCTGCCATCCAACTGTCGCCTTTAATGGCTTCAGCAAACGGT